GTTCAATTAAAAACCCCACCAAAGCAGATAATTTTATCTACTCTAGCGGGGATGGTGTTATATATTCTTCACAATTATACCACTAGGGCTAACACCCTGCTGTGCCAATACTGTTTTTTTCTATAAAATATTTTGGGGCTTGGTCTGAAGTACCTTGATTTAAAATAGAAATATAATCTACTTCATTCTTAATGGAATTACCAGTTGAAGTCCAACCATCTCTGGCGTGACCTGTGTCAACTGGTGTTGCTTCCTTTAAAGCCTCTAAAGTCGTATTTATAATTTTATTTTTTCTGTTTGATACAAAGTCATTAAATTCGACTTTAATACCATTCATTGTTTGTTGGATTCCTTTTACTTTCATAGCGGTATAGTATCTCCACCTTTTGCTGAGAGTAATTTAGAGAACAAATAGGATTTCTTGAAATTAGTTCCTGTCATACCTTCTTCTGCTACTTTAGCTTGAGGAGGTTGATATATTGGACCAAGGGAGTTAAATAGTTGCCATGGCTTTTCTTTAACACCTTGTGTTTGTAAGACCTTGTAAACACGATCATCAGATCTCCATTCAACAGGTCTTCTCTCAAAGTAATTCATCCACGCTAAAAGTTCTTCATAAGTCATCTTCTCAGCAAGTTCATAAATAGGAATACGCAGATGATAAGCTATCTCATATACAGATAACTCTTCATCTGCTAGTATTACTTTCCCGTTTCCTGTCCGATGCCAGAAAACTTCATAATTTCATTTGATAGTTTCGACAATTCATCGAGAGGGAAATTATTAAAGTCTTCGTCAGCTAAATCACGAGCTTCTTCAACAGATGCTCTGATAACTGTCTTCAGAATATTAAAGCCTTCGGCTTCATCCTTCTCGATGCCTTTTGCTTTTTCTTGAATATTCATTACTTCAGCAACGCTGAGCTTAGCGATTTTAATATCTTCGCTCATAAATTTTACGGTCTTAGTCATCTTACGACCTACTAAGCCTTTCATACCTTCTGTAGCCATCTTATTCGCCTTTGAAATTGTTGGAATTTTGAGCTTGGAAGTCATCTAATTGCTTCCTCATAGTGTGCAGAAATGCAAGGGTTTGGAATACTTCTTGAGATTTTGTCTGATCCTCTGCAAACTCAGATACTCTCTCGAAGGTTTTTCTAATACTGATATCGATGCTTTTACGCATATGCTTAGCCGTAGTTCTTAATACATAACCTTGGCTAAATGGTTTAATTTGATTTTGTATCATGATATCTCTTATTATAAATTAGGGCCAACTTTAACGTTGCAATTTAAGTACTCTAACAAAGTACGCCCCAATCATTAAATCCAATTAGATGGTGTAAGCACCATAGAAATCAGATTGAACAGTGATAGTAATAGTAGCAGTATTAGCGTCAGTCAACTGTGGGTTAACTAACAATGCTTCTAATTTACCAATCCAGTAGTACTGGCTGTTTTGAACAGTACCAACACCACCACTAGTAGATGCAAACTTAGTTGCACCAGAACCAGTAGGTGCAGCATTCATCAGCGTAAAGCGGAATACGTGCTGGATACCATCACCAACCATAGAACCAAGAATGTTGGTGCTTTCGTCAGCCCAATCAGAAGCAACAAAGTTCAAAGTGATTTCCATAGAAGGAGCATCAGCTTGACCTTGAATCTGTTGAGATGTCTTAGAACCATAAACTGGAACGTTAACAACGTTAGGAGGAGTACCCATAGAAGGGAACTCACGAACGTTTTTAATACGTGTAAAAGTATTAGATCCTTTTGTGCCACCAACAGTATCAATTTCGGTAGCAAAGATTGCTTGAAATTCAGCTGCAGTATCTAAAGCGGCTAAGGCGGAAGCAGAGAAATCAGTAGTTGGCGTTGCAACAGCCAAATCCGAAAACATACCTGCGCCAATTGAGGTAATATGTGCCATGTTTTAAACTCCAAAATAATTAAACGGGATTGAGTAAGTAGCTCTATATAAAGCAGAATTGACTGTATCAAGTCCTA